TGGAATGAGTTTACGAACAAAAATTTCGAATGATCTATGTGATAAATATATTCATCTTATTTCTAGTTTCAATATTGCTAGTAAAAAAGACATTACTGAAGAAGAAAGAGAAGAATATAAGAAGCGTGGAAAAGAACTATTAGATATTGTCAAAAACTTAGGAAATACTCCTTTTAAGGAAAATATTATGAAAGAGTGTAAAGAGCTCTTTTCAGATAAAGAATTCTCAAATAAATTGGATACAAATCCATATTTAATTGGATTTAATAATGGAGTTTATGATTTGCAAAAACAAGAACTTCGTGAAGGACGTCCAGATGATTATATTGAAATGAATACTGGTATTGATAAAATTAGTTTTGATGAAAATCATGAACATTGGCATGATTTGAAACAATTTCTTGATACCGTTTTTTATGAAGAAGATACTCGCGAATATTTTTTGACTTATTTGGCATCTTGTATACAAGGGCATAATGCGGAAGAAAAATTTAGAATTTGGACAGGTGTTGGATCAAACGGTAAATCAAAGATTCTAGAATTGTTTGTACACTCTATGGGTATGTATGCTATTAAATTTCCGATTACTATGTTAACTGGAAAAAGAGCTGCATCCAATGCTTGTACTCCTGAAATTGTTCAATCAAAAGGAAAACGATTTGGATATTTTGAGGAACCAAGTGAAGATGAAAAGATTAATGCTGGTTTGTTGAAAGAATTTACTGGTGGAGATAAAATCAAAGCCCGTGGATTACATAAAGAACCTATTGAATTTAAGCCTCAATTTAAATTAGCACTTTTGTGTAATGAAATGCCTAAGGTTCCTCCACACGATACTGGTACTTGGAGAAGATTAGAAGTAATCGAATTTAAGAGCCGATTTTGTGAACATCCGAAAGAGCCAAATGAATTTCCAATTGATAAGCAATTATCAGAAAAATTGAAAAATTGGAGGGAATTGTTTATGGCTTTACTCATTGATGTTTATTATGTCGAATATAAAAAGAGTGGAATTAAAGTTCCCCATGAAGTTGAGAAATTCACACAAGAATTCAGAAAACAATGTGATCTTTATGATGAATTTGTTTATGATAACTTGGATGATACTAAGAATCCTAGTGATGTAATCAGTATTAATGATATTTACGAAGAATTTAAATTATGGCACGATGATGCATATAATAATCATAAATGTCCTTCGAAAAATGAATTTAAGAAATATTTGTCTAAGAGATATACTAGTAAGAGAGTATCAACGAAAGATATTAGAGGATTCCGATTTAAAACAAAGGATGAAAATGATGGACACAACAGCGATTTTGATGGAGAAGAAATATTTTTACAGAAATCGTTAAGTCACGGAGATTTAAAAAAAGGTGTTATTTTGTTTCAAAATGATAGCGAAAAATTAAAAAACGCATTATCACCTGAAAATTTGAATAATGGATATTAAATATAGGGAACCAACATGGCTTCGCACACCCTTATAAACCCTCCTTTTCCCTTATTATTTCCTTTATAAACACTCCTTTTCCCTTATTATTTCTATTATAAACTCTTCTTTTTCTTTATTATTTCGTTTTTTTATTTTTTATAATTTAAAATCAATTTAAAATATTTATTATAATTATTATAATAAATATGCTAGGCTCAATTGTTAATTTAATATTTAATTCACTAATTACGGGGTTTGCCATTATTGGAGCAGGAACAGTTGTTAATAAAGCAGGTGATTTCTTCAAAATTCTTGAAAATGAAAAAGAGGATGCTTATAAAAAGGCATTTGATTCCGTTATGGTTGACTCTATTGGAGATTTAAATAAATCAGTTGATTCTGTTCAATCTATATCTCGTAATTTTTATAAGATACTTTTTATTGTTATTGAAATATTAAATGGATCTAAATATATTAAGAAAAAAAAGGATGGAAAAATAATTATATGTGACAAATCGAAAGTATCTGGTTCCTATAAAGAAAAAATAGAGGAGTTAAAAAATAAGGTTAATAAATATCGCGAAGAATTAATTAAAGCTAAAGGACCAGATTCTTTAAAGGATGAAGATGAAGCAGGTGATGATGATATGGGTGATTATGCTGATAACGACGATAATTTATCTGATACATCTGAAGTTAATGAAACATCATTTGCATCAACTAAAAATAATGAATACTTTTTAGAAAAAAAGGATTAAACATTATAATTTAATTATCATGTGTAAGATCAATAAACATTATTATTTTATCTTACATTCATTTTTCTTAACAGCTTTTTCTTCATCTAATTGCTTTTCTTTTAGATGAAGATTATGAATAGACATATTGAAGAATAATTAATTTATCACAATTTTTTTATATAATATATAAAGAAAAGTAGTTGAAATTATAAGGTGAATAGTTTCTGGTTAATAATTAATATTTTACACGAGAAGAATCTATATAATATTGTTTTTCAATTGTTAAATAATCATTTAAATTTATTGTTTGTACTTTATCTTGCAATTGTAAAATTGGTATTTTTTGATTTATTTGATTTACAAGATTACTAAATAATACAACTTCAGCATTCATTAAATATGGATCTACTTTATTTAGATGTTGATTTTTGGCTGTTTCTCTATTATATATTTGTTTAACTTGATTTTTTGAATAATTCATGAATTTTTGTGTGTCAGATGAAATTGTATGCGACCTAAATAATTTATTATATACTTTACCAATTTTTCTAGATATCATACTTGAAGAAGAAGAACATACATCAAACCAATAGCCAGCTACTTTACATATATTTTCTTTTAATGGATCATTAGCTGTAAGAATTGCTACTTCATATATAGGTTTAACATATTTAGTAAAAGGCTCTGTCCCTTTACGAGCCATTACCCGATGATCTTCTATTAAATTAAAAAATCCATTTGATATTTCATATAAAATTTTTCTTATCATATAAATTGCTGAAGTAGTATCTTCTAAAAATTGTATATTTGTAAACGCACTCTTTCCTTTAATAATATATACAAGTGCAACATAAATATTATTATATAATTTCATTTTAGCACTATATAATTGAAATGCAGCATCAATGTTTTTTAATGTTAATCCTAGATAATATCTATTTAGATCAATTAATTGATAAATTAATTGATTATTACCTGCTTTTTGTATTACTTTTTTATACTTTAAAATATAATTAACTAATTCTTCCTTGTTTAAAGTAGAATATTTCTTTATTCCATTTTCTTTGGAATATGATTTTAATTCAACTAATGTTAATTTTGATAGTTCTGATTTTTTCATATATAATATTAAAAAAGATTTAAAATATTATTATATTATATTATATAATGAGTGATAATATAGATAATTTAGCGCAATCATTTTTTATTGTTTTAATTTTTTGTTCTGTACTAAATGATTCTTATTCAATTATGAATAATTTTTTTAATAATGAGCATGTTCAAAAAAAAATGGAATACTATAATAATGTTTATACTGTTGCAAAAAATATTTTAACAAAGAATTATGAAAGTGACATTGATGGAACTATTATTATAAATGAAGGATCCGGTTCAGTTGAACAAGTTATAGAAAAAAAAAAAGATGATGATTGTGAAATAAATTATAAAAAAGAATCAGTTTTTATAAATAAAATTAAAAAAGAAAATAAAGAAATAAAAGAACAGAAAGAGGCAAGAGATGCAAAAGAGGTAAGAGATGCAAAAGAGGCAAGAGATGCAAGAGATGCAAGAGATGCAAAAGAGGCAAGAGATGCAAAAGATGCAAGAGATGCAAAAGATGCAAAAGATGCAAAAGATGCAAAAGAGGCAAAAGATGCAAAAGAGGCAAAAGATGCAAAAGAGGCAAAAGAGGCAAAAGAAGCAAAAGAAAAGAAAGAAGTAAAAGAATCAAAAAAAAATATAAAAGAAGAAAGAGTTCGTAAAGTAAAAAGTTAGATAGAATCTAAATTTAACGAGCATTTTATATAATTATCAATTAAGCTACAACAACCTTCTTGTTCTTTTTTTATATTCATTTTTAATAAATTTATAGATGAATTAATTATTTTTTTTACAATATATACTTCTATTTCGGGTAAGGCGATTAAATCACAATCTAAAATAGAGTCAATTGTATATTGAACTATATTTATAATATCTACTTTATCTGCAAAGTTATTAATAATATTTGAATTATATACATTTGAAATTATAATAATTATTTGTGGTAAATCATGTACACCAAATGTTTTTTCTTGTATAAGATTATTAATTTGTATAGATATTTTATCGAATATTTCTGGATGATCATCCACCATTTTTTTTATGTATCTAATTTCATTAGGATTTAATGAAATTGATATTTTTTCAGGATTAGATAAGTTATGTAATAATATATTTGTAAATGACATAATATATTATAATTATATTATAATATAAGATTTTAAATTTAAATTTAATTTAATTATTCTTTACCATACTTCCTTTATAACTTGTATATACTAATATACCAATTCCAATTAAAAATATAAATACTAGCAAAATTTGTAATACATATATAATATTATCATTAATGTTTACTTCATAATTTCCCATATTAATAGCTTGTGAAATAGTTGTTATTTGATTATCTAAATTTGTCATAATAGAATCATTCATATTATAATTCGTTAAATTCAAATTATTTGTAATTAATTGATTATATTGATCTGTTAAAATATTATTATATTCTTCTGATTCAATAAGTGATTTTTGTAATTCAGTAACTTTTTGAGAATCATCAGAAGAAGAACTTAATCCTAATCCTGTTTCTACGGCTGAAGCTATGTCAGCTAAAACACCAAACTCTTCAAATTTAAATAATCCAGTTATAACATTTTCTCCTTGTGCCCATTCTGATTTATTTAATAAATCATTATTAATACTAAATATATCTACAAAAAATAATTTACTTGCAAAATCTGATTCTTCATATGAATTATTATACCATACAAAAAAGCTCTCATTCTTTTGTGTTGCAAGTCTAACTGCTTCATCAATAGAATATACCATTCCATGTAATTTAACAGCGGGATTTTCTTCATTTAATAAATATCTTATGGCATCATAATTTTTAAATAAGGTCCAGTTTTCATTTTGATTATTATCTATGTCAAATCTTTGTTTACAAATAGTTTGATATGCTGTTTCATAATCGATGTCTTTACCAGTTTGAATTTTATGTAATCTCATATATTTTTGAGCCTTTAACTTCTTTAAATTTTGAACAGTACTATCTATCTCATCATCATATTTACTAACTTCTATATGATTATATTTATTCTTAATCTTTTTATAATTACTCATATCATCAACAATATATGGTACAGTATATGCTGGATTTTTGCAATCGTAAAGTGTTTGTTCCCTATTTAATACTTTATTACTTTGAATCATGTCTTCATCTATATATGCAGCAACACATTTAGATTGGAATCGTTCATCATTTTGATTAATAGGACAAGTTAATTTTATTTCTATTTTATCATATTTATCTAAATAAACAGGAATTTTTTTAGTATTTTTTAATTGTTCATTTTCACATTCATACGTAACTTCTAAATATATTTTCCTTTGGCAATTTCGTGTATTTTGTTGAATAAAATTATATAATGATTTTTTAGCAGTTAATGTGCAATTTTCTTGACTATCATCACATTTAATTGTAAAATAATCATTATAAGGAATAGCAGCTAATATTTCATCGCCGCACTTTAAATAAATAATTATGTTAGTAGTATCAACAAAAACATTCTTTTTTTGTTTAAATAACATATAATTGTATGGCATACCATCTGGATTCTTTTGACGTCGGGCAAATTCAATACATTTTTTCATATTTAGATAATCATCTTTTGATTTAGATTCAATATAATGATTAATTGAATTTTTATCTTTTAAACAGCCTGAATATAAGTCATTTTTACTATTATTTACACAATAATGATTCATATCATTTGGATTAAAAGAACATAATTCATTCGAATTGCATTCAGAATCATTTTTACATATTTTTCCTGGCTTAAGTTTACCCATAATATAATATATTAATATATTATTTATTTTTTTTAATTATTTATATTTTTATATATTTATATATATATGGCTAGTCCATTAATTTTGACTTATAATATTACTGTTTCTGGATTTCAATTAGTTTTACCATTATATGGTGGAACTATTACAAATATTGATTGGGGAGATGGAAATACTAGTACTAATCAAACACATACATATGTATCAGCAGGAACTTATACAGTATCTGTAACAGGTACAGGTATAATAAGGATGCGTTATGATAATAGGTATTCTCCTAATCCAACTGGTGCACAATATTTAATATCTTGTACTAGTTTTGGTGAAATTGGTTTAACTAATTTAAGTTATGCTTTTGCTGCTGCTGTAAATTTAGTTTCTGTTCCTACTAGTTTACCAACAACTTCTTTTATAACAGCTATATCACTTATGTTTTATCAATGTAGTACTTTTAATCAAGATATAAGTAGCTGGGATGTTTCAAATGTTATATATATGATAGGTATGTTTTATGAAGCAACTGCTTTTAATAATGGAGGAGTTGCCTTAACATGGGGTTCAAAAACAAATAAAGTAAAATCTATGCGATCAATTTTTTTCACTGCAATATCATTTAATCAAAATATAAGTGGATGGGATACTTCAAGTGTTCTCGATATAAGTTATATGTTTAACGGTGCACTTTCATTTAATCAAGATATAAGTGGTTTTAATATTTCAACTGTTACTTCTATGGATAATATATTTGATAATAGTGGTTTATCTACAACAAATTATAATAATATTTTAAATTATTGGGCGTCATTATCAGTAACCTCTGGTTTACTTCCAGGTGGATCTGGAATTACATATTCACAAGCTGGATTAACTGCGCATAATACTTTATCAGGTGCGCCTAATAATTGGGTTTTTAATGGTGATGCATATATTCCATCTGATACTCTTACCATAAATACACCTTTTAATTTTACAGTAAATAATAATAATATTTTTTCTATTCCTGAAACTATTACTTTAACAGCTCTTAATTTATCACCGCCTTCATCAAATTTTGCTTATGATGGAATTTCTCCAAGTCAATTTGTATTTTCTAATTTAACCTTTACAATAGGTGGTACTAAAACTCAAGTAACATTAACTGGTCAAACAAGTGGAGTTAGTATAAATTATTATTTAGATGTTACTTCTGGACCTGGTCCTGGACCATCATGTTTCATGGAAAATACAAAAATTCTTACTTCAAAAGGATATATTCCAATTGAAAATATTAGAAAAGGTGATTTAATAAAAACCGTTAATGATGGATATATTCCGGTAAATATGATTGGTAAAACAAAATTATATAATTCGGGTAATAATTTACGAAGTAAAGAAAAATTATATTTATGTACTCCTGAAAAATATATTGAATTAACCGAAGATTTAATTATTACTGGATGTCATGCTATTTTAGTAGATGAATTTGAAAATGATATTCAAAAAGAACATACTATTGAAGCATATGGAAAACTATATGAAACTGATTATAAATATCGGCTACCAGCGTGTGTTGATCATAGGGCAGTTCCATATGATAAAGAAGGGGTATTTAACATTTGGCATTTAGCATTGGATCATGACAATTATTATATGAATTATGGAATTTATGCTAATGGATTATTAGTAGAAACATGTAGTAAAAGATATTTGAAAGAATTATCGGGTATGGATTTAGTTGAATAGGAGATAAATATATTATATGCGATATAATAGGAGATAAATATATTATATGCGATGGAATAGGAGATAAAAATAAATGATATGCGATCGAATAGGAGGGGGTAAGGGGGAACCTAGGTTCCCTCTGATGGAATAGGAGGGGGTAAGGGGGAACCTAGGTTCCTTTCTACATATACTTAGTATATGTTATATTATTTGACAAATCTGATCGTGGTAGATTAGTATTGTCATTTCCATAAAAATAGTTAGAATTATTAGTAGTATCATAATCAATCCAATCTATTTTATTTCCCATATTACTATCAGGAAATGGGAAAACTGTTTGTGCAGGAGATGAATCATCAAAATAAGAATAGTTTGTATTTTGAATTGTACGATATTGACTATTATATTCTTCTTCTTCTCCGTATTCATTTATTATTTTATTATTTTTACTATTTTTATTATTTTTACTATTTTTAGTTGAATTATTATTTTCAGTTTCACTTGATACATTTTTAGGACAATCACAATTATCATGTGAAAATTCTGATCTTATTGATTCTAAATCATTATCCATTTGGTCTACCCAACCTTTTAATTTTTGATCAAATTTAAATTCTTTTACATTATAAAAATTATATACAAATAATCTAAATGCTCCAATATTAAAGTAATAAAGTAACAATAATGCATAAATAATTAATATAAAAATAAATGCTGCTAATAATAAAGTTGAACTTATATTATTCGAACCATATAGATAAATAATAATTAAAAATAAAAAAGAAAAGAATAAAATAGTAGACAATATATTAATTTGAATATTTGTTTCTTCTATTGCAGCATTTGTATTTTCTATTAATGAATTTTTATTAATAATATTATATTTAATATTTTCTAATTCTTTGTATTGATTTCTTATATTATTATTTTCAATTGTTGTTAATTCATTTTGTTTTTCATTTATAGTTATATTCGTATTATCATCAGCATTAACTAAATTTAATTGATATGTATCAGTATCATCAAATTGTTGATAAGAATCCATTAATAATTTAATATTTTCACGGCTTTGAATACCAGTATCTACATAACTATTTAATTTTGTATATAATGCATTTAATTTATCTGCATCACTTTCTAAATTAGATGATCTGCTCATTATATTATATAATATATATAATATATATATATTATATTATAAAAAATAATTAAATTTGTTTCATTATTTATAGTTTATCACATTTATTAACTCCATCTATATTTGGATTTACATTATCACCGCATATATATCTATTTATTTCTTCAAAATTTTGTCTATATGAACATGGTATAGAAGAATATTTAGATTCTTTGTTTGGAAGACTGTCATTATTTTGACCAATCCACTGACATTCATAATAAGTTAACCCATTCTTTCCTTTACTAAATTTACGAACTTCATTATTTCCATCTGATCCATATAAAGCATCGCTATTATATTTTCCATCTTTACTTCCATTGCCATATTGCCATACATTTGTTTGATCATCTATATTTAAGGTAGGTGTATAATTATATGGTAAATCATTACTATAAATCATTTCTTCATCATCTATTAAATATTGACTCATTGTTCTTTTTATTTTTTGTTTAGGTTTATAAGTGCATGCAGATGGACATGTTTTATTTTTATCTTTTATAAAATAATCATCCATATCTATTTTTATATTTTTAAGTTTTTGATTAAAATAATAAGAATAATCTAAATTTCTTATTTTAAAATATAAATATACTGAAATAATAAGAATAAACACAACTATTATACCAATTGAAATTCCAAATGATAATATTTTATATCCATTTAATACAACTATTATTA